TCACAATATGACAGAGAATAAAAAAGTAAACATTGGAGACTTAGCTAGGCATTGTATGAAGTCAATAGCAGAGTTTCCTATGTTAGAAAGACAAATAAGGTATATTTACATAAATGCTTTAGATGATATTGAAAATGGAGAAATAGAAGATAACACTTGTCAAAATGCAATAATGTATATTGATGGGGCAATACAAGATATATTATGATATTATTAGTAGATGCAGATAGTTTAATATTTGCAAGTTGTTACAAGAAAAGAGAACATCCCGAAGATGAAAAGTATTACACGAATATATCTGACGCAAGAAACAAGTTTGATGAGCAGTATATGGCTATTGTAAACCACTTAGAGGAACTTTATAACATTGACAAGGTAATTACATTTAATGGTTCTAGAGGAAACTTTAGAAAGCTAATTACAAAGAAATACAAAGCAAATAGAAAGAAGCAGGAATTACCTCCACTATTACACGAAATGCACGATTTTGTAAAAAGCCATTACGATAGTGTTGTGGGTTATGGAGTTGAAACAGACGATATGGTTGCAAGGTATTGGAAAAAGATATCAGAAGATATTGGTAGGGATGAAGTTATGATTGTATCAATCGACAAAGATTACAAACAATTCCCTTGCTTAATGTACAACTATCATTACAAGCACAAAGAAGTACTAGATATATCAGAAGATGAAGCTATGTATAATTTTTATGAGCAAATGATAATGGGAGATACTGCAGACAATGTAAATTACTTTAAAGGAAAAGGAAAAAGGTTTGCAGAAAAGTATTATGAAGATTGTCACACAAAATACCAATATACTAAAAAACTTTACCAATTATTTAAACAAGAATATAAGGGCAAAGCAAGACAGAAATATACTGAATGCTATAACCTTTTAAAACTATTAACTGAATGAAAGCAACGCAAATACATTACGATAACGGAAAAGATTACGATATTATAGACGTATGTAACGATTACTCTCTTAATTTTAACAGAGGTAATATTGTAAAATATGTAGTTAGAGCAGGAAAAAAGAAAGACGAACTAGGAGACTTATTAAAAGCAAAAGATTATTTACAACGAGAAATACAAATTTTAAGAAATAAAAATGGATAGAAATTATAAAAAAGTAGCAGAGGGAGTAGTTGAAATGACAGGAGTTGATATATTTTTAAACACTAGGCAAAGAAACTATGTAGAGTTAAGAGCATTGGTTTGTTATATCCTTAGAGAAAAGCTAGGGATGAGGTGGACTAATATTGCATATTATTTTGAATCAATGGGTAAGACTATGAATCACGCAACTGTAATTCATTTGGTTAAAAATTATGAAACATATAAAATGTATAATAAATCTCTACAAGAAATAGAAGATACCTTTAATTTTAAAAGTGAATTAAATTACGATGAGATAGACAAGATACATTACCTGCAGGGGAAATGTGATAACTTTGAAAGAAAGTATTTAGATTTAAGAAAAAAGGTAAAGAACGACCCAATTATGAATGTGTTACACGACATACCAAAAGATAAACTAAATGAAATTATTGAAAAGGTAAGTTTATGGAAACAAAGTTGGAATTGGAAAAGTAAAGATAAATGTCAAGTAATAGAAAGCAGTACATCTATGGATGGTATGCATTGGTAATAATTAAAATAATTAAATTATGATAGTAGAAGCATTAGGTTGGATTATGATTGCATTAATAGTAGCAGGATTAGGAAAACAAATAGGTAAAATTCTATTTCCCGAAGATTGGGAATAACAGATTTATATTTTATTACGTTATAATAGAAATACATTATTATGGAATTATTACGTTATGAAATTAAAGTTGGATTTTTTAAAGGGGTTTTATTTGGTATCAGACATTACCCCTTTGAAGATGAAGAAATATACGAAGAAGATATTGTTATTTACTTTGGGGTATTTCAATTAGTAATTACAAAAATATACAGAAAATAAATTTTTTGTATCTTAGAAAAAAATATTAACAATGATTAAAGCAAAAATAGAAAAGGTAAGTATATCATCAATCAACGAAAACGAAAATAATCCTAGAAGCATCAACAAGTATAAATTTGAAAAACTTGTTAAAAGTGTAAAGGATTTTCCCGAGATGCTAAAACTTAGACCAATAGTGGTAGACAAAGATAATATTATCTTAGGTGGTAATATGCGTTACAAGGCTTGTAAGGAAGTTGGTTTGAAAGAAGTCTATATTATACAGGCAGAAGATTTAACAGACAAACAGGCACAGGAATTTATTATTAAAGACAATGTAGGCTTTGGGGAATGGGATTGGGATATTTTAGCAAATACATTTGACAACGTTGAATTGAAAGATTGGGGATTAGATGTTTGGCAACCCGAAGAAGAAATCGATTATAGCGTTTTAGATGAAATTGATTTAGAAGAAAAAATTGATAATTTATACGACCAAACTAAAAAATCAGTTATACTTGAATACCCAACAGAACAATACGAAAAAGATGTTAGACCTTATATTGATAAATTAAAAACTATTGGCGTTGATATGTCTGAACTATTTTTAAACGCATTAAAAAATTATGAATCATAAAGTTTATGTGATTAGTGCTAATAGATATAATGATTTACCATTCAATGATGAACAAAAAGAAAAATATATCTTTTGTGTTAAAAATGGTCAAAAAAAATTATATGAACAAAATGGTTGTAAGGAAGTTTACAATACGGGAAACCTAATGGATAGCAGAAATTTTGCACTCGAACATTCATTTAAAAATAACTCTATTTGTATTCAACTTAGTGATGATATAAAAAAGGTAACAACAAATAAAAATTTTGTAAAAAAAAGAACAGTACCTTTAGATGAAGCAATAGAAGATATCGTAGGTAAGTTTAAAAAAATAAATGGAGTTTACTTAATGGGTGTTCCACCAACAGATAATTTTTTCTTTGCTAATAAAATAGTTGTAGAGAATAAGTTTTGTATTGGAGATATGTTATTCGTTAAGCCAAATGAATTAAGGTTTGATAATCAACTAACTTTAAAGGAAGATTATGATTTTACTTTACAACACATACAAAAAGCTAAAGTTTTAAGGTATCAAAAATATTTATTTACATTTCAGCATTATTCTAACGCAGGAGGTGCAGTTGATATTAGAAATGACAAAGAAGAACAAAAAAATATAATGATTTTAAAATCAAAGTGGGGTAATAAAATTAAGCTAAACACAAAAAGAAAAAACGAAATACTAATATGAAAACACTAAAATTAGAACTAAACGAACATAACGTAAAGATTGGCTCAAAATGTGATTATGTTCCACCGACAGTTACTGAAAGTTGTTTATTAGAGTATGATGGCAAGGTTATTGGTTTTTATTTAACAGAACTACCCGATAAATTAAATCAATATTTAAATATAGCCAACAATGAATTTCTAAGTAAAAATGTTCCAAAGTCTTTACTAGAACGTTCTGATGTTTACGAAATGCAGAAAAAATATGGTATAAGTAGAGCAGAAGCTAAAGCAAGAAATACTGTTCAAATGTCTACCATACTAGGTGGGGTTTTAGCAAAGCCACACTTACGCAGACCTTACAATTCTGTATCAGCAGTACACACAAATAAAAAGGCAAGAACATTTATCAAAGCAATGTTATTAACTTGTAAGGAATCAGAGAAATTAATCAAGAAATATATGCCACAACAATATGAATCGCAAAAAAAACTAATAGAAGAAACCACGTTGCCTAAATATAGATTTGGAGAATTATTTACAAGTAGTATATCTAATTATAATATAGCTGCACCATTTCATCAAGATAGGGGTAATTTAAAAAATACAGTAAATGTAATATTAACCAAAAGGAAAGATACTAAAGGTGGAGCATTATGTGTACCCGATTTTAATCATACATTTGAGCAATCAAATAACAGTATTTTAGTTTATCCTGCTTGGTATAACATTCACGGAGTTACAAAGATAATTATGCAGAATAAAGAAGCATACAGAAATAGTTTAATTTTTTATCCATTAAATGGGTTTGACAAATAATATGAACGAAAGTAGACACATAAAAAAGGAATCACTATTAGCTGCACTAGAACAAAGTTTAGGTGTTGTTACAGTAGCTTGTAAGAAAGCAGATATACCTAGAAGCACATATTACAAATGGCTAAAGGAAGATGAAGATTTTGCAATAGCAGTACAGGAAATAGAGAACGTTGCTTTAGACTTTGCAGAAAGTCAATTACACAAACAGATTTCTGATAATTCAACTGCAGCTACAATATTCTATTTAAAGACAAAAGGAAAGAAAAGAGGATATGTTGAAAGGCAAGAGATAACAGGAGCAGATGGAATGCCAACTAATTTTCAGATTGAAATAATTAAGAATAGTGAAGATAAAGACTAATGTAGTTTTTGAGCATCTATTAGAAACAGATAAAAAAATATCAATAGAACAAGGTGGAACTAGGTCGGGTAAGACTTATAACATACTCTTGTATATTATATTTCATTATTCACTAAAGAATACAGGAAAAACAATAACAATATGTAGGAAAACATTCCCATCACTAAGGGCATCTGTAATGAGGGATTTCTTTGACATATTAAAAATACATAATTGCTATTTAGAAGCCAATCATAATAAGTCAAATCACGAGTACAAACTAAATGGAAATCTAATTGAATTTATTTCTTTAGACCAACCACAAAAGGTAAGAGGAAGAAAAAGAAACTTACTATTTATAAATGAAGCCAACGAACTAGATTATGAAGATTGGCAACAGTTAGTATTTAGGACAGATGAAAAAATAATTATTGACTTTAATCCATCGGATGAATACCATTGGATTTATGACAAGGTAATACCTAGAGAAGATGCCGATTTTAACATTACTACTTATTTGGATAACAGTTTCCTTAGTGATAGCATTAAGGAAGAAATTGAAAGGCTAAAATATACTGATGAACAGTATTGGCAAATATACGGACTTGGTGTTAAGGGTGTAAGCAAGTCAACTATATTTAGATATGTTGAGGTAGATAGTATTCCCAAAGATGCAGAATTTATTAGTTATGGAGCAGACGCAGGATATACAAATGACCCAACTACTTTAGTAAGTGTATTTAGAAAAGACTATGACCTTTACGTTAAAGAACATTTGTATCAAACTCAAATGACTACAATAGACATTCATAAGAAATGGAAAGAAGTCGGGATAGAAAGACAAACTATTTATTTTGATAGCGCAGAGCCTAGATTGATTGAGGAACTTCGTAGGATGGGTTGGAATGTCAGACCAAGTTTAAAAGGTGCAGATAGTGTAAACGCAGGAATAGATTTATTAAAACGATTTAAAATACATATCTTAAAGGATAGCCATAATGCAATACAGGAATTTAGGAACTATAAATGGCAGGAAGATAGAAGTGGTAAAATGATTAATAAACCTATTGATAAGCATAACCATATAATCGATGCCTGTCGTTATGCTACATATTCAGTAATTAGTAAACCGAACTTTGGTAAATATGCTATCCAATAAAAAAAGTTATTAAATTTTATTGTTAATTAGATAATTTATTTTATATTTGATTATTGTTAATTAAAACAGAATAAAATGAAACCATTAAACATTATTAAATTAGTAGAGCAATTATTATCAAGTGACACAAGTGTTGAAAGATACGATGAGTTAAGAACTGTTCTTAAAGAAAACTTCTTACATAACGATGTTGTTGCTACAATGTATTATGTTAGAGGTAAGTATAATAAAGAACAAGAAAACTTATTTTTATCTTTAGTAAAAAACTTCTAAACAATAACAATGGGGGGGGTAAAACCTCCCTTTTAAAACAGAACAGATGTTTGAAATAAAAGGTTACACAAAAGAATATTACATTGGTTACAAATTAGTAGCTAAAGAAATTTTAGAAACTACAACTAGAGAAAAATTTGGTTATTGTGGTAGAGAGATAGAAACTTTAAAAGAAGATATTAAATATAAAAAACAAATCATAAAAAAGGGTACAGAAGTTTACACAGAAGTAAGTCCTATTTGTGGTAGGCTTATAGGCTCTCAAAAAGAGAAGTTTCAGATATTAGCAAATTCAAGAAATAAATTTTAAAAAACAGAACAGATGAAAAAACTACAAACTTTAATTATTATAATAGCACCAAGCTACTTTATACTACGAATGATAACAGGATTAATCTTTAAAATATAATTATGATGGAATGGTACGATGCATTTAATCCAAACGAACAAAAAGAATTTGAATGTTCAGAATGTGGTAAGCCACTAGAAACCGATGCAGGGTATTGCTCGGGAACTTGTTTCGAAGCGAGTATGAGATAAAATATTCTTTGTGCAATGGCTACTTAGGTAGCTTTCTGTGAGGTAGTCAGAAATGGCTACCTTTTTTTTATTACCTTTATTGAAATAAAAAACTAAAATAAATACGTTATACTAATATGAAATTAGAATTAATAATACCAAATAGCCTTTCTGAAATATCATTAAGTCAGTATAAAAAGTTTCATAAAATACAAGAAGCTAATTTTAAATCTCATTTTATTAATATAAAGATGATTGAGATTTTTTGTAATCTAGATGAAAAAGCTGCAAGGATGTTAAAGTTTACTGATGCTAATAAAGTTGTAAGTATTTTAACAAATATGTTAAATGAGAAACCTCAACTTGTTAGAACATTTACAATGAATGGTATTGATTACGGATTAATACCTAGCCTTGATGATATGTCTTTAGGGGAATATGTGGATTTAGATACATACATTGGAAATTGGGAAGAAATGCAAGTAGCTATGAATGTTTTGTATAGACCAATAAAAGAACAAATAGGAGAAAAATACATAATAGAAGATTATAATATAGAATCTAAAGATGCTTTAAAAGAAATTCCTATGGATGTGGTATTAGGTGCAATTTTTTTTTTGTACAATTTAGGGATAGAATTATCACAAGTTATGATGGATTATTTTCAAAATCAGAAAACACAGGACTCAATGCAGGAGCAAATTTTTCAAGAAAATATGGATGGTATCAGTCAATCTTCTCTGCTCTCGCTAAAGGAGACGTTAGACGAATTGAAGATATCACTAAATTAGGATTGCATAAATGCTTGTATGCTTTAGAATATATGAAAGAGAAATCAGAGTTAGATGCTAAACAAATAAAAAGTAAATTTAAATGAGTAACACAGGAGTAAGAGGTTTTTACATATTAACCGAAACAATAGAAAATCAGTTATTATCAGATGTAAATGTAAATACTGTTACGACAGGAGATATTACAGATGTAAACCTTAGAAAACAGGATATGTTTCCGTTATCTCATATCATAGTTAATAACGTAGTTGTTAATGAACAAACTTTAGATTTTAATATTAGTATTCTATGTTCTGATATTGTAAACGAATCTAAAGAAGAAACGACAGATATTTTTAAAGGTAATAATAACTATCAGAATATTTTAAATACTCAACTAGCAGTCTTAAATAGGCTTATACAGAGGTTACGTATGGGTCAGTTACATCAAGATGGTTTCCAATTAGATGGAAGTCCTAGCCTAGACCCTTTCTTAGATAGGTTTGAAAACAATTTAGCAGGATGGACTGCAACAATGGATGTTCAGATATGGAATGATATTTATATTTGCTAATGGAATTTGAAGAAGTAAATAAAGTATTAACTGATTATGCTAGATATGTAGTACAACA